GTCCATACGTAAATTGCATTTCTACCAAGTTTAGCTCCCATGATCCGTGAGCCGGCAGCCAGTCTTTGTGTGCCAGCGGTATTAACAGCCGTAGGTGCCCAATCAGTTATATCCTCTTGAGAAGAGAATCTTATAAACATATCATCTTGAGTAGAGGTATCTGCTATTGTGGTTTCAGTTCCAAATAAAACTAAGTGACGATCCGGTGTTGATACTAACATATCTCTAGACGCGGTTGGTGCACCTGAAATAACAGTAGCTCTGGTTCCAGTTGGATCCGTTGCATCGGCATCCCATTCAAAAACAGCTCCATTATGAATTAAAGCAATAAGAGTTGATCCTAAATTATCCAAGGACCATAGACCGGGGTCCGTTACTTTATCTGTATTAGCTGCGGGAGATCCCCATCCTGTCCAGCTTGAAGTATCCGTAATTGCTGCTCCTCCACTATGTGTACCTCGTGTAGAACCTCTAGCAGCTCTTACAATTCCTGTAAAACTTGTTGCTGTTACACCGGTATAAGAAATTTCTTCTGCGCCTACTTGAAAATAATTAGTTCCTGATGAAGGAAATCCCGTTGTACTTCCTACATTAATAGCGGTTCCTGATCCACCGGTTCCAAAAGCATTGTCTCCTAAACCTGGTGCAGTTAAAGTTGTAGTAAGCGATCCTAATACTTTACCCCCAAATAATGCAATCCCCCAACCAAACGCTCCAACTTGTTCTGCTGGGCCTACATGATAATAACGATAATAAGTTATCCCTCCAGAAGTCACGGCTCCTGTAGAATTAGTTTCAGCATTCAGCATAGTAATAGTAATCGTAGTAGACGTAGGTACTGACGTTACCATGTATTTTTTATCTGCAAAATCAGCTGAAGTATAATTAGAATTAGTGATTGCACTAAACGTAGAAGCAGCTCCGAATAAAATAATGTCGCCAGCTTTAAAACCTGGATCACCACTAAAAGTAATAGTAACTTCTTTTGAGTTATAAGTCGTAGTAAATGCACTAGTAATCGCGGTACCTGATGGATTAACTAAAGGGTGTATGTCATAATAGACTCCACCTGTGTATGCGTATAAAATTCTATTAGTTCCAATAGCTGCAAACTTTTGAGAAGCTTTATTAACCAAGTGATGTAGCCCTCGCGCAACACCTGTTAATTTATCTTGTCCTAATTGATTCCAGCCACCTATTTTTTCAGGAGTGCCATATCTAAAACGAACGTTTTCTCCATCTGTCCACTGTGCCTCAGCACCTGTGGGTGTAATTTGTTTATTAAATCCTGGTAAGAACCCTATCTTTTGTAGCATATTAAAAACCTTTTTTTAATGAATATAGCAGATTGTAGGGGAATTCAAATGTTTTAAAGTAAGGGGAATCTGTGGTGGATCATCCCCTCACCAGCGTATTCTATATACTATTTTTTAGGGGGTGTAAAGCCTTTATAAAAGGCTGGAAGTCCTACGAATGGACGTCCATCAAACTTGTTTGCTTTAGCGGTTTTCTTTTTAGCATCATTATAATGTAAAAAAACTTGTCCACAATCTTTACCAGGGAAAGCTTCTCGCCAATGTTCTAAATCACATCCAGAATAAATTAACATATCTCCTGGTTCTAGTTCTACTTTGATACCTGCTTGACCTTTTTTTCCCGTAGGATCTAAGTAAAGGGGCCAGGGATCTCCTCCTAGATTCAAGGTAGTAGAAACTTCACATGAGTATCTATCTTTGTGTCGATGAAGAACGTCCCCTGTTTTATAAATTCTGGCATAGGCATAGGTTTCATTTAACTTATAACCTGTTTCTTTTTCCATCTTTTCTCTTAAAGATTCTAACAATGTTTCCATTGCTACATCTGCATAATGAGAATAGCTATTAGGAACTTGTTCATCGTTCCATACTCCCCAGTAGTCTGTAAAGGGGGAGATATATTTTTGATCGAATAAAAATCTAGCTACTTGTCTTTTCTTTAGAAAATAAGAGTAGACAAATGAAGCTAGTTCTTTTGAAATTGCCCCTCTTAATACTTGGTATTTATTTTTTTTAAAGTTCATAGTTTATATTTAAAGTTGATCTATATAGTTTATTTGTACAAGTTGTGCTTTTATGTTCTTTTGATCCATCAAAAATAACACATTTATTTTTTTCAGATTTTATTTTTTTAAAAGGTTTTTTAAAAATAGTAAATCCATTATTTTCATTAACATAAAAAAGCGCTGTCGTATGAGGTTCGTTAGCACTAGAATCTGTATGGTAATTATGCTCAATTATTTTATGTGTTTGAGTATATAGATTTAATTTAACTCTTAATAAGTTTTTTATCTGTAGCTTTTCAATAAACTCTGGCATTATGCTTTCATAAAACTGACTGTTTATTTTATTAAAAGAATATAGAAGATGGGTAAAGTAAACCTTCTTATCCTTTTTTGTTGTTACACCATAGTTAAAATACCAAGGAAAATTTTCGTTTGTTATTAAAGAATTTATTTTTTTCAAAAGATTTGAAGAAACAAAATTATTTTTTATCTTGAACATTTAATACTCCTTTCGGTATTGCTTGACAGTTCCAATGTATAAACCTAAAGGGTTCATAACCCATATCAACCGCATACATATGCGGCATATACGATGGAAAGAAAATCATTCTTCCAGGTTTTACTTCATAATTAACTTGATGACTAGCATAAGTTATTTTAGCTGAATCTTTTTGAGGTAAAAGATTCATCAGATTCCCGGGCCTTGGGTCTTCGAATATTGGTCTTGATGTTTTTTCACTAGCTTTTAAAAAATAGAACCCAGAGATATGACCATTCCAGTGAGTATGTAAACTGTGTTGACCCGCACCTTTTTTAGCAAATTCTTGTACCCACATTTCTGTAGTAAACAATTGATGATTCGTCATATCAAAACCCATCTCTCCTAATAGATTGTGGGCAGTACCGCCTATATAATTTTGTAATTGTAAAAAATTAGGGTCACCAATTAAACTGTTGGAATGAAATACGTGTCCCATATCTCCCCGGTCCCCGAACTTTTTATTTCTTTTAGCTATATCTTTTTTTAAATTCTTCTTGGATGTTTCAATATAAGGATCTGATGCTTTATTTAAGTCATCAACGAACCGTGGCACATCTGCAAACCATATAGGACATTGAAAATAGTTTTCCCTGTTTAATTGTGTTGGAAATGTTTTATCTAATTCTTTTTTATTTCTTTTCTTCTTCATTTAAATGGCCATCCTAAACTCCACATGACTAAACTATGTCTGGTTCCTTTTTTAACTGGACATA